ACAATCATCAACGTATTCAACTCAAAACAAAACTGACTCCGCTCGAATTGCGAAGCCAGTTCGTAGCTTAATTTAATTTGCTATAGGGGCTTTTTTGTGCTGTACGCACAATTTGGGGCGGTTCAATAATCAAGGAAGGGCTTTTCTTAATCTAATTTAATTTGATGCGTTAGCTTTTGCCTTTTGGAGTTTTTGCGATATATAGGCGTTTATCAACTTGCCTATAAATTGCCAATAACTAATTAACGCACGCGAGTGTTAATTTAGATTATAAAAGCACGCGCGTGTTTTAATCTCCGAGAAGTCCGCTATACTGATGATCGTCAACTAATACTGAGAATTTGCCGTCGTAGATATCAATGCTTATCTTCGGGCATTTTGGCTTCTCTGGCTCAGCTGGTTTCGGAGGCTCTAAGGTATAGCCGTTCTTTCCTGCCGCCTTTATAGCTGTTGGATAGTCAATATATGCATAGTCGAGATCACAGCTGCCGCTGATGCCTGCGACAAGGGCCTTTCCGACTATATCGTTTTGAGTTCCTGTGACTGAATACTGCCATATGCCATATGGCTCTTTATATGTAGTAGAGCTTGCATAGTGTGCGAGCCATACTGCATATCTTGTACGGACAGACTTGTCTATGTAATTTTCGAGGAATGATTTATAAGAGTATATGCCTACCCAGTATCCTGCGGCTTCGAGAGCTCCACAGAACGCTTTGCACATCTCAGTGACTTTACCCATGCCGAGCCGCTGAGAATTTTCCTCAATGTCAAAGTAAATAGGATATTCAAACTTTTTACCTTTGAGAACTTCAATACAAGCTGCCGCCTCATTCTTTACGTCCTCGACGGTTACTGCGTAGCTGTACCAGTATGCTCCTATCGGAATTCCGAGTCGCTTACACTCTGAATAGTTACGCTCGAACTGCTTATCTTTCTGAGAAGCGAGCCTGCCATATCCTGCTTGCAGGATTGCAAAGTCTATCTTCTCTACGTTTTTGACTGTATCCCAGTCTATAACGCCCTGATGCACTGATACATCAATACCCTTTTTCATTTCTTATCCTCCTTTTCGTCGTTGTTTACATTTTTGAGTCTCTTGAGAAGCTTAGTTATCCAGCCTGCCGCATCTGGATTGATTTCGGCATAGTTTTCAAGGATTGATATTGTCTCCATGATAACTATATATCCAAATACGAGGATAGCTGCGACTGTTCCTGTTATTTTGCCGAGCTCGTCAGCCGTGTAGTATCTTCCCAGCTCTTTTATGCCGATTTCGAGTCCACAGGCTGTAGCCATGACGATTATCTCGCCGATTTTATTTAAGCCGCCCTTGCGCATCTTTGTACTCGAGAGCGTTCCTGTGGTATATCCTTTGATTATTCCTGTTATGAAGTCCGACGCCGCCAGTCCTGTGACTATAGCGAGCATAATTAAATTCTGCATTGCATATCCTCCTTTTTTTATTGAAGCACGAGCCCTTGCAACAGCTTCTGGATGATCAGTCGCTCTCCACTGCCGAAAGACAGTTTCTTCCCTCAGCAGTCTGAGGTCTGGGCACTTGGCAGGGACATTTCTGTCCCTACCTGAACTCTTTCAAATTACCTTTTTAATGGTTTTTAATGGTTATGATATGTAATATTGATTAAGTATCTCTTATTTGTTGCACCTGTTGGCGGCTTGATAACCACGTTTCCATTTTTACCAATAGCAATATAGCATGATGTAAATGCCGAACTGTAATAGTCAGCACATTGCATTGCAACACCACGATATATACTTTTTGGGAATGCAACCCCCGTCAACACGCCTATAATTGTTTCGGCATCCTCTGTTAATGCTGTTGTAAATTCGATATATAGATGTATATTAACGATATTTCCCTGTTGCATAATATATTTAGAGTTAATATTCGGTTCTGAACCTAACGCGGTTGTATTCCATGTTATATCACCGTCAATTGGTTTAGCTATTTCTGCGTATGTGGGTAAATATTCTGTAATTTTCTGTGAAATATCCCATGCGGATTTCGAGCAGACCATAATATCAACGGTGAAATCTATCGTTGCCCCATTTCCAGCATATGTACGCAATTGGTAAGTCTTACTACTGTCAAGTGTTATGTTATAACCACTTGTTGCGTCAGTTATGCTTATATTATCTGTTCCGTCATTAAGATATAAAGAAGTTAAAGTACCCGATACTATATTTATCTTGACAACATAATTACCACTTTCAAATGATTTAAGTTTGCCGTATGTTATAGCAACATTTTGACCAGTTCCATGCACACGCACTCTGTACGTTTTACTATTATCAACATCGGCGTTCATGCTGCCTACTTCGTAAGAGTACATTTCAAGTACATTTTTAGCCCCAGAATCAACAAGCTTGACAAGCTCTGCGTTAGCCGTTGAAATATTGTTTTTATTCGTTTGGATTTGCTCCAACTCTTCCGCAGTTGCAAACTTATTTGTAGCATTTGTATCATCAACAAGGTCTGCTGAGAGTTTGTGTGAGCTGTCGATTGCATTCTGCTTGCTATTCCATGTTGACTTCTCGGTATCGCTAACAGCTCTATGTGTGCTGTCATAGTTGATATATGCTGGATTCAGCTTGTTGCTTGCTGAAAGCTCTGTCTGCAAGCCTGATACAAGGTCAGCAACACTAAACTCAATCGTGTTGCCGTTCTGCAATGTGAGAACAACTTTTTTAGTCTGACTATTGTATGAACCGTTGACAACAACACTTTCCAGAGGCAAGTCAATTGTCTGAGCCGTACCCAAATCATTGCCGTCTTGGTCTATAAGCTGCCCTGTAACAACAAAAGTCGAACTGTTAATAGTAAGCCTAAGAGCCGATGCGTATTTAGTTGTAGTAGGAAGAGCTGAAACATCAGCTGCCGATGTAGGCACTGTGATGTTGATAGTTTTATCAGTAGCCTGATTAGATGTGAAACTATCTACAGTTGTACCGTTTTTCTGAATCGTAATAGTAGCATTATTTACAGTGGCACCGCCACCGCCGCCCGAAGAAACACCTGTTTTCTTTGCCTTAAGCATTGAATACAGCTCACTCATTGCCGTCGCCTCCTGTCTGTGTCTGTTTTATCCATTCATGCACCGAGTTGAGACCATAGAACTCACCTGTGTTTATGATCCATGCAATTGAACCCATTACCATTTCAGTGCCACTTATGGCGTTATATGCTGGAATATCAGAGACAGCATCGCAGTCTATTTCGACCTGTACCAGACTTACGCCCTCTGAGCCTTTTTTGAATCCCATAAATTTAGAACTTCTGAGTTGATACATTATAATTCCTCCTTATTTATGCCCAGCTGGACCATGCCGAGCTGGTATAGTAACGTGTGACTCTTGTGCCGTCGATAGCTTCGGCGATCTGGATGGAGTCCGTCGAGCTTGTCTTATAAGCTCTCACGACTCCTGCGAGAGCTGAGCTACCTGTTATCTCGACAGCAAGCTCTCCAGTCATAGTGCCCTCAAAAAATGATGCAAGGGCTGTATTGTCAATTGAAGCTGTTGAGGCTGTAGGCGTGACGGCTGCTATGCCGTCCGCCTGCATTTTGAGAATTGCATCCAACGAAGTGAAGTTTTCGTTGTATGGTGTCTGGCTTGCTGGATCGCTGTCAGCTGGCAGCGTAAAATGATAGTTAGTTGTTGAGCTCGCCATTTTTAATCTCCTCCCATTTGTACTTTTTAACGTCTGCCCATGTATAATTCTTCATGCCGTTCCAATACTTCATGGATTTGAGCTTGACGTTTTCAATCTCGGTCTGCATATCCTTGATAGTCTGAGCTTGCTTTGCCTCGACTGAGCCATTCGGGACTATCGTCTGAGAGCATACGGGCGAGCGAATAAAGCTATTCGGAGCATTTCCGAGAGTTATCTGTATAGCTTCGCCTGTGAGCTCGTTCCTCTTGATAGAGACTATCTTCAAGTCTACATCAATGCCCATCTGCTCGAAGTAAACCGTTCCAGTGTATCCGACGTCCATGTTTTGCAGATTCAAGAAGTCCTTATACTTCGGATCGCTCTTGATATTTGCAACACTGACTTCAATTGATACCTTCGGAGTGTTTACCGTCTGCCAGTAGTTGAAGCCGTCAGCTTCAAGGCACGCCATCGGATCAGGTGTTTCGGGCGGATAGGTGAAGTGTATGCGCTTTGTCTTGTTATGGTGTATTATCCACTCTGAGCCCGTATAAGCTATGCCCCATAAATTACCAAAGTTATCCTCGCATATGAGCTCGGTTATCCATGATGAAAAGTCTATCTTGTAGGATATCTTTGTCATGTCCGTACCATAGCGTATCTGGAAGGCAGGAGCGGCAGGGAGATTCTCCTGTACCGTGTTAATAGATATATGGAAGTTATCACGGTACAGATGCCCTCCGTAGCGATTAGCGAAGCTGTTATC